ATATATTTCTTATACGATCACCTGAAATAAACCCACCTGTGGTTACTGTTACTCTAACATTTGAACTACTATTTTTTTGAGTGATATAACCTGTACCTGTATTAGTAATATTAGTTATAGCATCGTTTATATTAAATTCTGTAAAGTCAGCACTTGATAAAAGGTACACGTTACCATTGGTGTAGTTACCGCTCGCATCTTCGTAATGATGTACTGCATTTACATTAGCATATTTACCTGCAACATACCGGTTGAGATTATTAGTATCTAACGGCCAATCAAATCTAGGATCAATAATTTCATTGTAATGAAGTACTAACCAGTGCAATTCAGGATTACTGTAAAATCTATCAGCCACCAGTTCCGGGGTATCCCCGTCTCTAATATCATACTCATCATAAAGACTAAGATTAGCTTTTACCTCATCTGATAGACTTGCACGGTTAGTAATGTTAGTTACTACTTGTACCGTGGAGATATCATCTAAGGAGTAAAGAGTATAAGGAAAACTTTTAAAGTACATTAGAAGCCTTGATTGATCATTGACTTAGTAAGAACTTCCAACTCTCTAAACGTCAATGACATATTGATTTCTGTAGGTTCACCATTTCGAAAAGAAGAAAACTGCTCACCGCCATAACTTACATCCATAGATTCAAGCACGCAGGTTGTAAATTTATGAAAATAGGGGTTTCTATTATTACCGAAATAGTATGTAATATTAAATTCTGAAGGGTAAATAAAAAACAACTTACCATCAGACATTTCTGGATGCATATGAAATTTAAATGTTTCAATTATTCTAAAAACGTCAGCTGATTCATCTTTATTCTTTGGAAAAAACTTATATTTAAATGTAAAAGATCTAAAATCTACAGATTCAAAAACGGTTTCTCTAAACGGGTTTAACGCAGTACCTGAAGATATACCTAATGCAGAACCTACTTCGGCTGCACCAAATGCACCAGGTAATTTAGCTAATGAGGCTCCTAATGCAACACCGGATTCACCTCCAATATTTTTTATATTATCAAACGCCCCACCACTTAAAGCACCAAGTAATGTACCGAGTTCTTTATTAGCATAATTCATACCGTATTTGACTGTAGGAGGACCATCTACATATAGTGCTATAGCGTCAGATATTCTATAAGTTGTATCAGGTTTTAAAAGCTCTGAGGTAGCTATACCCCCGGCTATTAAAAGCCCAGCTCCTGTTCCAATAGCGTTTCCAGCTACTGCTGCCGTTGAACCAGTTTTACCAAATGCCTTAGCAGCACCATCAAATAAAGACTTTACAGCAACCCCTCCAGCAGCACCCGCAGCGCCTTCAGTTAACTTCCTAATCGATTCACTGCTCATTTGTTCTCTAGTCAGACCTGCTGCATCTGGATTTCTTTTAACTTCAAATTGAGTTTTGTTTTGATTAAACTTAGATTTACCTCTAATGTTTATATTAAAAAGTATATAATGTTGTAAATTATCTGCAGTTTGAAGATCAGATGGATACTGAGTTATATTGACTTTATACTTATTTTCATCCGACCTTCTAGATGCAGACCTATTATTGTTGTAATTATCATTAGGATCTTTCGTATTATAATCTTTTTGCGCCGCATCCCGTACGCTTTGTATTGTTGTGGCCATGGAATTCCATAAATAGTTGGATTATATTATATTTATCCCGTTATGTACAAAGCAACTTACAAAGGCCGTTACAGGGTCGCCAATCCTTCTAAGTATAGAGGTGACATTCATGATGTTATCTATAGATCATCATGGGAGTTAAAATTCATGAAGTGGTGTGATAATAATGTTTCTGTCCTTGAATGGGGATCTGAAACTATGATTATACCTTATAAGTCTCCTGTAGATAGCAAGGTACATCGTTACTTTGTAGATTTCTATATACGGGTTAAAGATAGACACGGAGCTATTACTAAGTATTTAATTGAAATTAAACCAGAGAAATTTACGAAACCTCCAGCTATCCCACAACGCCAAACTAAAAGATTTATTGACGAAGTATTTCAATATGGGGTTAATCAATCTAAATGGAAAGCAGCTGATGAGTACTGCGTTGATAGAGGTATGAAATTCCTAGTTTTAACCGAAAAAGACCTTGGGCTATAACGGATAAATATTATTATGGCAACTGTTAATCCTTTCCAAGATATTAGAATGAAGGCGGGCGATGTAGATCGCTCTCTTAACTGGTATCAGGTTCAAATTAAGAACCTTAAAAACGTCAGACCTAATCAGCTGATGTCGAATACCCCTGAGTTAACGACAACCATCATGCCTGGTAACATGTATATGTTCTTTTATGATGCTAAGCTAAAAGATAAGTTACCTTACTGGGATATGTTTCCTCTGGTGTTACCTTTTAGAAAAATACAAGGTGGGTTCTTTGGATTAAATTTACATTATATACCTTACCCTGTTAGATTTAAATTACTGGCAGCAATGCACGATTTAGCCTATGATGCTAAGGTTACTGAAAATACAAGACTTCAGTTAAACTGGAGAATATTGAATGCTTCAACTAGATACGCGCCAGTTAAGGCATGTGTAAAACATTATCTTTTTGATCAGCTTCAATCTAGATTTTTAAAAGTACATTACCCCGATTGGGTTACAGCTTCTCAGCTTCCTGTTGAGAGGTTTATTGGAGCTAATAAAACAGAGGTCTGGAGAGATTCAAGGAAGAAATACTAATGGCAAGTTCTAATTTTAATTTAAGTCAATTTATATCACAGTCAAGAAGAGATAGCTTTGCGAGAGTAAATCGTTTTGAGGTTTTTATTCTTTCCCCGCCCGCTCTACGTAAAAATAATAGAGATGCGGTTTCAGTAAGTTTATATTGTGAGATGGCTAGTTTACCTCCAGTTAATATTTCTACTAAATCTTTTAAGATTTTTGGACCTACTTACCAAAGACCGTTTGGTGCTGAGTATGGTGGTGAAGGTATCTCATTAACCTTTCACGTTGATAGAGATATGAAGGTTAAAAAATTCTTTGACGAGTGGACTGCTAGCGTAGTTGACCCCAAGTCAGGCTTTGTAGGATTTCAAGAAGATTATATTTCTACCATTAAACTCAAGCAGTTAAACGAGCAAGACGATGTAACTTATGAGTTAGAATTAGAAGAAGCATTTCCAAGAAGTGTAAATCTTTTGGAATTAAATAATTCTGCTCAGAACCAAACTCATCGACTTAACGTATTATTTGCATACCGATACTGGAGAGATGTAAGTCCTGAATTTCAAACCATGCCAATGGATATACCAAGGCAGCTACTTAACCCAAGTATACCTGTAGTAGATAATAGATTGACTGATGTACAAGCAAACGCTGCTAGGACATCTTTCGCAAAAACTGATCCTAGAAGAGTTGATCTAGGATAATAAAATTAATAATGAAAGAGGATATAAAATGGCTTTACCAAAATTAGATACACCAACGTATGAATTGACTTTACCTTCATCCGGCGCTAAAGTAAAATTTAGACCGTTTCTAGTACGAGAACATAAAGTTCTTTTGACAATGTCAGAAGCAGATAACAATGAGGTTGCTAGAATAATTAGAGAGTTGGTTGAAGTTTGTACATTTAAACAGTTTAAAGTAGATGAGCTGCCGCATTTTGATATTGAATATATCTTTATGCATTTAAGAGCTAAATCAATTAGTGAAACTGTTGAAGTTGTTGTCAATTGTGAATGCGGTGAAAAAATAGATACCAGTTTTAGTATAGATGATCTTAAAGTAGTTAAACCAGATGATCATTCTAATAAAATAATGATTAATGATAGTATCGGTATTGAATTAAAATATCCAAATATCGATGAGGTGGTAGACATATTTGCCACCAAAGATAATCAAAAAGTAATTGATTTAATTATTAATAGTATTAAAGCAATTTACAGTCAAGAAGATTACTGGGAAGCTAAAGATCAAACTAAAGAAGAATTACAAGAGTTTGTCTATTCTCTTACAAAGGATCAATTTGATAAATTAGAGCAGTTTTTTGTAACTTCTCCAAAGATTGTACAAACAATTGAATGTGATTGCCCCAAGTGTGGAAAACATAATGTTTCTAAACTTGAAGGTTTACAGAATTTTTTCGTATAACCCTTTCCCAGGATAGTTTAGTTAATTATTTTACGCTGAACTTTTCGTTAATGCATCATCACAAATATAGTTTGACTGAGATTGAAAATATGATGCCATGGGAGAGGGAAATTTATGTTTCGTTATTGATAGATTATATTAAACAAGAAAACGAAAAGCTGAGAATGCTTAAACAAAATGCGAGGAATACATGACCAAAGAAAATAAAAAAGAAGAAAAAGTAGCTAAGAAAGCAGAAGAAGATTGGATGACCAAGAAATGGCGTCCGATGATGGCAATTATGTATATGACTTGCTGTCTAATGGACTTTGCTGTATTCCCGATTATGTTTACTATTGTTCAGTTCTGGGAAACTGCTATACAAAATGATGCATTTAGACAATGGGTTCCTATTACATTACAGGGTGGTGGTTTGTTCCACGTAGCCATGGGTGCCGTTCTAGGTGTTTCAGCTTACGGTCGTACCCAGGAAAAGGTAGCAGGGGCATCGAATGTCTCAACCAGTTTTCAAGGAGGCGGGGTACCAACACCTAACCTTTCTTCGTCAGTACCGTCATTCTCAGGCGGTGGGTTTAACTCTCCACAGCAATCATCAGGCTTTGGATCACCCCAAAGCCAATCATTCGGGTCTTCCCAGTCCTATAATACTACAGAAACAACAACTGAATTTAGCATGACTCCTGCTCCCACACCTGGTGGAAGAAGACCTGTAACACCTAACTTCAACGTATAATGCAATCCCCAACAGCATCTGATCCTAGCTTCAAGACGTTTCTTGAAGACCTGCAAAAGCAAAACAATCAAAGTTTTGTTACTCAAATCTTTCAGTTAAAAGCTGAAAGAGAGATTGCAGGTAAAGACGGTGATAAGAGAGAGGAGCAATTGCATGAAATTAATGAAACTTTAAAAACTTTAAAGACAGCTATTACTGGGATAAAACTAGATGCTCCTGCCATTGATTTTACCCCTGTAGTAGATTCTTTATCTAACGTTACTGAAGTACTTTTAAAGTCTTTAGAAGAGCATTCAGTAATACGTAAGATAAGTGAAGGTAGGGTTAAGTTTGATGCTGATACACAGAGATATCACCTAGAGGGTAAAGAAGCAAAAAACAAGATGGTAAAGGAAGCCGATGTACGTACTACATCGACTAAGGATGCCATGGCTGCTCCAGTGGCTACAAGAAATCGTGGACCAGTAAATAGTAAAGATTTAAAAATACAGGGTAAGGTTTCCGAGGACGCTAGCGTTGAGGATATAGCTGCAGCAAGGGGATCTGTTGGTCCTGATAGAGGTTCAGATTTAACTGAACCTGCACTTAGATTAAAGCCTATTAAATATACACCCGGTAAGGCTACAGCTGTTGCTGTAAAAGGGGGTAAGGATAAACCCGCAGATGATACAGACGATGATCTGGAAAAAACAAAATATCAAGGTTTATTTAACGAAATTAAAAGTGGATTTAAGTTCTTTATGTCTAATGGGTTATCTGAAAAGCCTGGTTACGGTGCGTTCCAAGAGCCTCCAAAAGATGTAGAGAAGAAAGAAAGAGAAGCAAAAGTATCTAGCCCAAGACAAGAGAACCCTGAAGCAGATAATATTAACACTACAGGTGAGATTCAAGCAGATGCTGCTAAGAGTGATCTCGAGTTATCTAAGCAAATGCTTGATACTACAAGAGAACAACTTACTGTACTTAAAGAAATTAGAGATGCGCTTGCACCTAAGACTCCTGGTGAACTAATCCAAGAGGGACCTAAAGGTAAAGTAACCCCTGAAGCAAAAGAAGAAGAAGGCAGAGGCTCTTTACTTGGTGACCTTGCTTCTGGTGCAATGGATTTAATGGGTGGAGGAAAAAAAGCTGCTGGAAAAGTTGCAGGTAAAGCAGCAGGTCTCGGTAGTAAAATTTTAGGGGGAGCGCAAGCCCTCGGAGGTAAAGCTGTTGGTTTTGCTAATTCTGGTGCAGGTAAGTTATTAGGTTCTGTAGCTGCAGTTGGCCTGGGTGCATATACTGCTTACGAAGGTGTCACAGCTGCAGAAGACAGTAAGCAAGCTAAAATGGAAGCGGTACAGGCCAAAGTTGACTCTGGAGAAATGAAGCCTGAGGAAGCTGCAGCTGCTAGAAAAGAAATTGGTAATTCAGCTACTGTAGAAAAGAGTGGAGCAGTAGGTGAAGGCACAGGTATGGCTGCCGGGGCAATTGCTGGTGCTAAACTTGGAGCTACTGTTGGTACCTTTTTCGGGGGACCTGTTGGTACTGCAGTTGGAGGATTAGCAGGAGGAGCCCTAGGAGCATTTGCTGGATCTAAAGCAGGTAATGTAGTCGGTGAATACGGCGGCAAAGCTATTAATGCTGCAGGTAGTTTCTTTGGTGGTATCGGTGATAAGGTTAAGAGTGCTTATGGAGATGCTAAGACCATCTATAAAGATTATAATAGAGGTATAGGTTCAGATGATCAACCATTAGGTACTGCTATGGCTGATATGAATATGAGTGTCTCTAAAGAGTTTGATACAAAACAAATTTCAATGAATCGAGGCCCGGGATTCAATGCAACAACCACAACAGATAGCTTTAACCAAGGTATTGTAGGAGAAAAATCTATACTCGGAAGTACGACTCTTGGCGGCTTATTTACTGCTAAAGGCAAACAATCGGGTAAATTCCTGGGCACGTCGTCTGATGAGAAAATTGTAGAAGGTAAAGTTGAAGGCAGACAAATTAATCAGACTGATAGAAATTACGGTACTATGCTAGGTAAGAGGATTTCTGGTGGTCTATTTGGTAAAGATACTTACAGCGTCTCTAGTGAGATGAGCGGTACGGGCGGTGATAGCGCGGAATATGACCTCGAAGTAAGTAAAGGTCAATATAACGAACTAAAAGAACTTAATAAAAAAGGTGATGTTGAAGGAGCTAGAAAAAAATTAGCTGAGATAAAAGCAAAGTCTGCCGAAAATGCAGAAGCTTTAAATATCATGAGCCCAGAAGAGATGGTCTCTGGAGCCTCACCAATTTTAAAAGGTAAGGATGTTGTACAAGCATCTACAGAAAATAAAGATATGGAGAGAGATGCTAAAGGTAGAGGTGGGGCTAATAATACCGTTGTATCTAATAACGTTAGTAGCAACAACACTACTAAAATAGTTCCTATGAAAGCAAACCCAAGGCCTGAGTATACTGGGTCTGCACTAGATCGATATACAAGCCGTATTGCGGTATACTAATAAAAAAGGGGCATTAAGCCCCTTTTCTTTACTTCTTCTCAGCTGGCTTATCTACCGGCTTTGCTGCAGGCTTCTCAGCCGCTTTCGCCTCTACAGGTTTTGTATCGGCTTTCTTTTCAGTAGGTTTAGTCTCTGACTTTTTCTCTACTGGCTTCTTCTCCGCCTTCTTCACAACGTGGCAACCATCTGCCTCCGTCTGACCTTCTTTACAAGGCTTCTTAGGACCAATACCATCGGCGGCAAAGGCAGTCAAAGCAAGCGTAGAGATAACAATTGCAAAAATATTCTTCATAAAAATCTCCAAAAAATTAAATTAAAGTTACACTAAAATCTAATTAGCTCGTCACCCTACCTGGACCTAAGCTACTAAGGTAACGAGTATCCAGGATCGGGCTAGGACTACCTAATTAATCATCATTCGCCAACTTGGCAAAATAAGATAGGGAATCATCTGTGTCGTCGAAATCAGCCTTGGGCTTGGCGGCAGGCTTAGCTGCAACCGGCTTAGGCATATCTTCATCAAGGCTTGTGGCTTCAGCACGGGGTGCAGATGCACCTGTTGCAGCCAGAACCATTTGAAGCTTTGCTTTCAATTCGTCATATGACTTAAAGTTTTTAGGATCAACAAACTCAGCTAACGAGTGTTGCTTCTTCCAAATAGATTCCATCTGATCGTCTTCTGCCAAAGGCGTAGCTGAATCAAATTCAGACTTATCGTAGTTACGATAACCTTCAACATTACGAATCTTAAGTTTAAAGTTAGCACCCTTCCAGAAGTCGAAAGGATTAACTGGATCCTCATCCTCAAATTGAGGTTGCATCACATCCTTGATCTTATCAAAGATCTTCTTACCGAACTTATACAGCTTAACCGTACCTTCGTTCTCAGGGTGTGCAGGATCTTTAACCACGTAGATATTGGCAACATAGGTCAGGCGACGTTTTTGCTTACGTACAAGATCTTTGTTAGCCTCGATACCTGAATTCCACAACTCAGTATTGAGTTCAGAAACGGGATCGGCTTTACCCAGGGTTGTGAGAGAGTTCTCGATGTACCACTTACCTGTAGGGCCTTGGAAGCCATGGTTCCAAATACGAACCCAGGGTAGCTCTTCGCCTGCTGATGGTGGTAGGAATCGAATGACTGCGTAGCCGTTACCAGCTTTATCTACTTCCGGTTGCCAGAAGCGATCATCTTTTGCGTTGTCTTGAGTCTGTGGTGTTGCAATCTTCTCGACTTCTTTCATCAGCTTGTCGAAACCACCGGTACTCTTCTTCATAGAATTAAAATCTAATGCCATAATTTTCTCCTTGTATGCGTAGTATAGCGTTGTATTAGTGTTGTATTTTTATTATTCTTCATCATTTAGATCATCATAATCATTTACATCACCGTTATTAAGATCGAGACTTTCGTCTTCCTCTTCTAACATATTATATATGCTCTTCCGATATTTGCCACTCTTATCGACACCTTTAGTAACCTTACGTACCTTCTTGTCGTAATCGATCTCAAAATTTTTACGTTTCATCTCTGCTACTATCAACTGCAATAAACGGCCAGGCTGAAATACGTTTAGTAATTTCGGACTGGTGATGTGCAAGTTTTATCAAATATCGTTGGGTTTCTCTAATATGTTCGGACAGCTCTGTCATACTGTCTTGCATGATACAAATAGACTTTTCAATCTCCGTAATACGGGCTTCAGAAAGGTCCAATTGCTCTTCGGTAAATTTCATTGTACTTGTCTTTTTTAATTTCTAGAAAAGGTGAATACTTCTTGATAATTCTAGATGTATCCGGCCAGACTAAATCATCTTTTAAGTCCTGATCTAATTGATCAGTGAAATTATTTAGCTTATTCAGGATTACAAGAGTCTCAATTGAGATATCGTTCCGAAGATACATTCTTACAATAGGTGGGTGTTGCCCATTATTGCATTCGAAGAGCTTATCAAAAACAATACCGTTTTTATCGGCATATGTTACTGCTTTATCAAGCTCTTTTTTAAACGTATATGAGATAGATTCTATACGCTTCTTCCACCCCTGGTAACGGTCTTTGGCTTCTACGTCAAATACACCGCCCCATCTATCACCGGACACAAAATTGGCTACCAAGAAGTCTACAATATCTTTATCCGAATAAGTCTCTGCCACACGGCGAATTGACAGGAGATCTTTACGTTTTAAGAAGGAATTCTTGGTAGCGCGAACTCGACCTTTTTGCTCAATCACATTATAATTGTCTGTAGTAAAATGTAGACGTAAGGCCAAATAATAACGATAAACTTCAAATGGTTCCATATTCATAGATAGTAATACACAAATGTTAATGCTAATCGTTTTTTCGTATAATTAGTTGGTACACAATGTTTTAACCATCCAGGGAAAATAACGTACATTCCATTACCCGGGCTATAAGTTGCTTGCGGAATATTGGATATGTTAATGGTCTTTAACCTATCTCCAAAAGTATAGTTCATATATTCATTCGGTGCTTCTAATTTTAAATCAGATGAATTATCCTCTACATCAAGATAAAAAACACCACCTACAGGAGACTTATTATGCATATGAGTTGCTTGATGTCCTCCATATCCGATATCATTAAAATATAGATTAGAATTTTCTAGTGATATGTTAGGATCATATCCATATATCCCAAGGTATTTCTTACATAAATTATAAAAGTATAAATTTACCCTATCTAATCTTTTATCTAGTCTTGAATTTGTCTGATTAAGAGTAATTTTAGATCTTTCCCCTGCCATACGCGAAAGCCCACTATGCATACTATTACTATCAGCTAGAATTTCTGTAGCTATAGGTACTAAGCTCTCCGCTAGTGGTTTATTATATCCATGTGATACAGGAACTGAAAACCAGTGATTTGTTATCATACAGGTAAGTGACCTCGGGGTTTAATCATGTTAGCTTGTTCGGCCTCTATTTGAATCTTCTCTCGAAGCTTCTGATTAATCAATGAACCGATACTATCAATATCGATTTCTTTTTCATT